TCATCTGCTACCACAGAGAATCTATAAATAATAGTGCGTAAGTCCTATACAAAATAATTTTTAAATTTATTTTCTCTTTAATACCTTAGTAATATTACCCTTTTTTAATTTAGTGGTACCGTCTTGCTAAAATTTAGAGCATTCACTATGAAGAAGGTGATACCTAATAATATAAATATATAAGAGTGATGAGATAATTGTGGGATTTAGCGGGATAAGATGGGATTGAGTGGGATAAGATTTGAAAAGATTTTTCATAGTGTGAAATAGAAAAAGCGGGCTTTTAGTCCGCTTTTTTATTCGAATAAATCCAGATTCTGGTCTAAATGGAATTTAAGCTTTTCTTCGCCGTTTACGATACTGCGGATTGTTCTGATAGTCACGCCAAATTTACGGGCAATTTTAGAACGGCTTTCTTTTTTGGCTGCCATTTCACGTATCGTTCTATTACGCATAGCAATCGTGATTGTAGTTGCCATAGGCACTTCTATTGAAGTGTTCCCTAAATGCTCTGAGAGTAACTGTAGTTTAGAATAACCTATGATCTGTGATAGATCATGATGAATGCCTAATGCATGTTTATGGGGTACAAAAACTAGGATGCCGCCATAGCTCTCAATAAGACTCAAAGCTGGTTTTATGCCGATAAGCTTCGCCACAAATGCAAAGTTTTTAGGCATAAGTGCAATGAGTTCTTCATCTGAAAATAGTTGCTGTGCATCAGTGATGTGAGGACGATAAACCATAATTGCTCCCGCTGTTATCCCATGTTAAGATTTAGCAGTCTTATGATTTATCTCCTCTTACTTTCGTCGGTGGGTTGAGATTAAAAAGCTCATGATTGCCGTCATGGGCTTTTTATTTTTTTATTTTTCAGTTCTTTCAATGCCGCAACGTTTGCACCATTGGCGTAAGTGATTAATGATCATGTCTGCATGGTGGCTGCTCATAAATTGCAATGCACTCACGCCAACTCTTTTCTCTACAAACTTTGCTAGAGCCTTTTCACTACTGTTTCTTACCTCACCAACTTCGTGAAGCTTTAACCACAAATGACGAATTAATTTACTTTGATCGTCATTCGCTAAATTCTTAACGCCAGATTTATTTTTTGATTCAACCTCAAAGCCTAGTTGTTTGAAGCGATCCAGCACAGCTTCAAGCTGTGCTATGTTCAATTCTTTTGAACTGGTTTTACCCGTAGTACTGGTGATAATGTCTCGGTATAGCTCATCATCTAATCCAAGTTTGGTTTTCCCTACATGGATTAGCTTGATCAGATTAGATTTTTTATTGAATTTCATTTTTTGCCCATCCTTGCTAACTTAGCGCGTGCCTCGCCCAGCTCACAAAATAGATGTACAGTAAGGTTGTAATAACTGGTTAAAGTATTACCAATATCTTTACCATCAATCTGTTTCCATAAATTGATTTCAGCTTGGCAATGCTTTGTAATCGTTGTTTGATTTGAATTGTCAATTTTCTTTAACTTTGCTGGCATATCACACCACACCTTGAAATGCTTGAAACAATCCAATAATTGCTAGAAAAGCCAATGTGATTGATGCACCTGCTTTAAGTTTATATGACCGTTTTTCAAAAACAGTTAGACCAGTATTATTTTTGGTGATCCAAGCTAATTTTGCTTCTTTAAAACATGAAGTAAGCCCCATTAAAAAGACTGCAAAGTAAGCTAGAACCGTTGCCCAATTCATGATTACACTCATGGAACTTCTCCCAAGCTTTCCACAACTTCAGGTGGTAACTTCTCTAAATCTTCAACTTTGATCATTGTGTAAACCCATATTTTTTAGCACCACAAGCACATCGATAAAGGCCTTTTATACTTATAGATATGCTGCGGTTAGTTTGTGTTGTTAATTGAACATTTTTGATGTGTTCCCATTTGTGACGATTACCAACAGTGCATTTTTTCATTAAGAAATTTCTCCTTATCGCTGCTCATCAGTACTGGATCACGACATCCAGCAGACACAGGCACGAATGCCTGTGTTTCGCTTATGCTTCTAAATCATCAAGATCAATAGGGTTTACAGCGCGGTCTAGACTTAAAGGGAATTTGCCAATTAGGCTGATTGCAGTTGAGATGCCAGCTTTAAAAGCACGGCTCTGCTCATCATTTAATTCTTTTTCGCCACCTTCACCAGCCAATACAACGTTGCCTTCAGAATCTGCAATGTCATTTAAAGTTTCCATACGTTGTTCAAACCAAAAAATTGTGTCTTCAACAAGTTTGGCAACATCCAAATCTGCACATGCTGTTTTGTCTTGCGTGTCACTCATATCTGCTATTCCTTATTCTTTGACTATGTAATGGTCTTAGGCTTGAAGCGTGTTCAGAGCTATATCAATCGCACGTTGTTGAACTGTATGCCGTGAAATTCTCTGACCAGCCTCATTCAAAACGTGATACTCGAACCATCCGCAAATGTTGTATTTACGGACAACACTTAAACCCTGCTTTTCAAGCGTGTCTAAGCCCCTAATTTTTGTTGCCATTACTTAACAGCCTCTTTAAGTGCTTTACCTGCCTTGAATGAAGGTACTTTTGAAGCAGCAATTTGAAGCTCTTCACCAGTTTTAGGGTTGCGACCAGTACGCGCAGCGCGTTTTTTTACAGAAAAAGTTCCGAAGCCGATTAAAGCAACATCTTCACCAGCAGCAAGTGCTTTGCTGATGCCACTTTCGACTGCATTAAGAGCAGCTGTTGCTTGTGCTTGAGTAAGAGAAGCAGAAGAAGCGATATGTTTGATAAGTTCTGATTTATTCATGAATTGTATTTCCTTCAGTAGTTTTTTGAGCTTGGTTAAGTGCTGCACATGCAATTTCTGCATGCTCATGGCGGTAGAATTGACCGACTAAAGCGTCGTCTTCACGGGCGATTGCAAATAGGGCTTGCGGATCGTCGTTTAATTGGGGTTCTAGTGCTTTAACTGTGTACATATTTATGGCCTCAGTCTTAGGTTCAGTGAGCAGCTGTAGCTGCTGGATCAACGGTTTCAATTTCATAGCCAAAGTTGTTGCGTGATTTAACAGATGCACCAATTTCAGCGATTAGTTCTGGTGTAAGTTGTTTGATAGCCTCCTTATCAGGTTCGGTTTTAGTTCGGATGCAGTGTTCAAGTTGCAATTGCTTAAGCACTTGACATGTAAAAACAGGATCTGGAATGGACACACTTGTTGATAAGCGATAGCCAACCGAGCCATGCGTCAGCTTCTTGCTTTTTATCTGTGAAAACTCAGTTTTACGGTGATCACAAAATTCTTTAAGTTGAAGTTCATGCGCCTTAACGCGTTCCAGTAGAGGCTTAAGGCGTTCTTTTGTTGCTTCCTTAAGCTTGTCGACCTGTTCATTACAAGCAGATTCTTCAAGTGCAATATCACGGTTGAGTTCCGCCATTTGTGCCAATGTTTGATCGACAGCTTCCCAGCTTTGAAGTTGTGGCTCTTTAAGTGCTTTACGTACCATTAGTTTGTTTGCTCCTCTGTTTCAGCCGCTTTTAAGCGTTGGTAACACTGTTCTAAAGTTTCATCTGGCTGCTTGTGCTGAGCGACATGCGCCATAAGTTGTTCTTTGGGTATGTTCTTCAGCCCGCGCTCAGGCTGCTTCTCATTCAATTGTGTAAAGCCCATCATTTCTTTAAAGCTGTAGTTTGGACGGGCATTTTTTTGACGTTCATGTTCAGCTTGCTCAGCCGCACGCTCAGCTTCAGATTTTGCTCTTGGAGTAGCTGCTGCACGTTCGCTTGGAGCTGGTGCATTTTCTGGTTTGAATGAGCTGATCACTTCATACAGATAGCCGTGGTTTTTCAGAGGCAACTGCAATTTGCCTTGGTCACGACGCTCAAGCATTGTGTTAATTGCCCAGATCCACGCTGCTTTAGGAGCTGGGTAACTGTGATGACCACGTTTAATCTGTTGAGCATTAATATCCCCAGCAATTTCACCTAGTAACTTTGCTGTACGTTCAAAAGTAAGTTCACGATTTTGAGAGCGGAACATTCCCAAGTACTTGACCAGTGGCGTAGCTAAGTCACCAACCAGATTTAGTGAAGCAACGAAAGCTTTGCTTGCTTCACCATGCCCTAATAGGGCATCTAGGCTGTTTGTCGCTCCGCATGCTGGACATCTAGTTTTCATGTTTATGAACCTCAAATGCACTTGAACCCACAGCAGCCAATGCGATTGCTAGACCAAAAGGCAAACGTCTTAGGCCAATTGTTTTGCCTCTAGATTGAAGCTTTTGGCGTCTTGCAATTACAGCTTGGTTGGCTGCTGCCTTGGTTGCTTCATCACGTTCAATTGCCTGAGCAACACGTTCTTCTTTTGTGCCACGACGCTTCGCTTCACCCATTTGCTTTCACTCCTTGTGCCGACTTAACCATTGCTTGATAAACAGCCTTTGCTAAAAAACCAGCTCCAGCTTCCATACCAGCTCGTTCCATTTCTTCAGTAGGCTGTTTAGGAACAAGCACATAGTCACCACTGACTAATTTGTCGATATCTTTGGCAAATTGAGCGCGTTTTTGTTTGATGTTCATAAACCACCTCGGAAATGCTTAACTTTGCTTTCAACTGCTGTTTGACAGTCAATGCAAAGCTTTACGTTACCTAGAGCGCGACGACGCTCAGGAATTTCTGCACCACATTCTTCACATTCATGTTCACTTTCACCGTCAAAGGTTTGACGATTTGAAAGTGTTTGCTGAATAGTTTCTTCGGCGATGCCTTCAGCTACATCTGCAAAATCAACCATTACAACCTCCTAGAACAGCAACAATTAAAGCGACTGCAACGAACCAAACTAAAAAGTTTACTATCAGCAAATTTCTTAAATTAAATTTCATGGCTTATACCTCCATCACCAAGTCGCCAGTGACAACATCGACACCCAAGTCAGCAGCCACGTTTAATGCACCTGTTAAAAGGTTGCCGACTGCGAGTGGGTATAAAAGGCTTTCGCTATGGTTCTTACGACCAACATTTCGAGAAAGTTTTCTGCAAATGGCATCAATGCCAGACTCATCAATAAAGTCTGAAAGTTGACGCCCAGCTGCTTTGCAACGATGCTGTAAATAGTCAACAAGCGTGGTTTGCGTGAATGGTTCAAGGGTCACAATTTCACAGCGTTGTACAACTTCACGAACTTCAGGATTGTTTTCAGCCAATTTGATTTTGAGTTCATCCTGACCAATCAATACGATAGAAAGTAGTGGAGTAAAACCGTTCTTAAGTTCAAGAAAGCGCTTGAGATGTTTTAAAGTCGGAATAGGTAAACTATGTGCTTCTTCAATAATCAGTGTGTGATGCAACCCAGCTCGACTAGACTCTTTTAATAAACTGTGGATTTGCTGAAAACGTGCTTCAGGTGAACGCTTTACATTTGTACTCGGCGCTAATGCTCGTAAAATTGCTTCGGCAATATGTGAAGATTTTAAAGTTTTACCTTTGATGTCATCTGCTTCTGTTGCAATCACATAAGGTTCAATAATGATGGTTGGTTCACGCTCTCGTTCTATTCGATCATGTGTCTCCATACGAATAGTTGTTTTACCCGAACCTGATTGACCGACTAATGCAATGAATGAGCTGTTGCCTTTGACAGTTTGCCAAACTGCTTCACGCGCATAATTGATGTTTGAATCCTGATAAAATTCTGTTGCATTACGAATTTCTTCAGTAAAGATATTTTTAAATAACTTAAATTTTCTTTTTGCTTCTGGTGTTAAGGTTTGTTTGCGTAGTAGCATGAGTTGCTCTTCCTCTGGTTGAGTAGTGCTGTCAGTCCCACCATCCAAGGCTTGGTCGTCAACGGTGTGGGATTGGTCAGCATCTAATGCGTTTTGAATGTCTTCAGGTGCAATGCCTTTGTTCTTTAAAAGCTCAATGAATTGGGCTTTAAACTCAGCAGCGCGTTTCTTCGGGGATAACCCGTGATTAATAAATAAATTGACAGTTGCAGTACTTACTCCCAGCGGTTTGCAGAGCGAGCTTTGCGTCATGTCATGTTGTTTAAGCAATTGTTTAAGTGCGCTCATGGATTACTCTCCAACCACTCGTAATTTTGGTTTTTGGGTTGCAGCTTTGATACCTTCTGCAATTTCAGGGATAACGTCTTGTGGAACCTCGCCATTTGGATATGACTTTTTAAGTGCTGCCATGCATTCAGGTGTCCATAAATCACCGACAAGCCCACGAATTTGTTTTGCCGCTTGAATCAAGTTGACTGGTGCAACCTGACGACGGCTAATTTCTGTCTGCATTTGTTCGCCAGCACGATTGATGTAAGTAGGAACCTCAACCGCTTTAACATCTGCCATAGCATTGAGCTGACCGTCATAGGCTGGTTTCTTCTTGGCAATTGCTTTATCAACTTGCTCAAGAGTGTCTGCGTCATAAGCTTTTTTAAGGATGCGTTTGCGGTTTTCATCAATTTTGCTTTGAGGCATTGCCTTGACTTCTTCACCGATGATTGCTGCTTCATTTCCAAAGCCAACCCAGTCAACTTGCATCGGTTCACATGTAAAGATGACCTCATTGCCATACTGATCTTTGGTAATCACATCGATGCATGGGGCACGGTAAGGATTGACCACAATTTGCAATTTAGCTTTCGGATAAACACCATCAACATGACGAACGTCATAGTCTTGAGAGCCATAGCCTTGAATGGCATGACTGACTGTAAGATTGGCTTTAACTGTTTTTTCAACTGGTACCGTGCTGATAAGTTCACGGCACAATTCCATTGGTGGAGCGATGCGTAATTGTTCAGGCTTAATGGTTTGCCAAACTGCATTACGGCTGCGCTTAGTACGGCTATGAATTTTTGTTTCATTCCAGTACATGCGCCATGCAGTAGCTTGGGCATTAAGTTCTTGAATATTGTTGATCTGCATGAAGCGCAGACGGCCCTCAAACTGTGTTTCAACAATATTTTGAGCGTTTTCAACTTGACCTTTTGCTTGTGAATTACCAGTTGCATGGGCCATAAAAGTTACATTTAGGCGCTCAAGTAAATTTCTGAATAAACCGCTGGTGTTTGCACAGCCTTTGTCTGTGTAAAGAATGTTTGGAACACCGTGCATTGGCTCTTGATCTGAGCGTTTTTGAATACCGTTTAAGAAAATCTCAATTAAGTTTTCAGAGCTTTCACTGCCATATACATACTCAACATAAATTGAGCCTGAATAGTGGTCTGTCATGACATAGCGAATCACACGATCATTTTCGATTTTCTTCACATTGGCTGGCTTGTTCTTGTAGAACTTTTTCTCATCCATGACTTGCATACCGCCTTTAGGCAGGTAAAACAAAACACAGATAGATGCATCGACTTGCCAAACATGGTTGGGGTGTAGCGATTTTTGCTGTGTATGTGCCGTCGGTGTGGCTAATTGTTTGGGGTGGCACATATTCTGTTTCATGACACGTGCAACCGTTGCTGCTGATACTTTCGGCGCTTTACCATCAGCGATAAGCATTTCCAGTGCAGTAGTCATTGGCAATGTCTTTTTACCATTGGCGCGTGTTGCAACATGCACCATGCCACCAATCATTTCTGCAACTTCAGTCGGTACTACTGTTTTGCCTTTATCAGAGCGCTGTTTGCGTTCAGATTTGAAACCTACTTTTTCAAGTTCACGGTAAAGTTGTGGTTTGCTAAGACTTAAAAAATCACAAGCAGTTTTAACAATCGCAGCTTTCCCCCCAAACTCAGCAGCAGTAAGTTTGGCTGCAATCTCACGCAAGTAATCTTGTTTCGCTAAGTTTGGATTTGACATGATTACTGCTCCACGTTTGTTGCATCAAATGCAGCAGTTTCTTGATCCGCAGGTAACCATGCTGGGTTCACCATCGTTTCAAAATCAATTTGTATTCCTAGCTCAACACTAGTTTGTGCAATCTGTTGGAATGCACTTATAACGAGGGCTTCTAGTTGCTCTTGTATGCTGTAAAGGCCATGTTCATTGATGGTGTCTAAAACAGAGTTGATGCTATTTGTAAAACGGACAGTGTCGTTATGCATGGTGAGACATGCTGCATTAGCTTCTTCAAGTGCTTTTTTGGTAAGTTGCTGAGCTTCATTTTCAGCACGTTTTTTGATTTGAACTGGGCTTTTTGCCTTGGTTAATTCGCTATCAAGCTCATTAATCTTTTGGTCTTTCTTTTGAAGAAGTAAGTCTGTAGCTTCTTTGTCGGCTTTGATTTCACGGATTTTTTTGCGAAGTTCACTACTTGTCATGCGGTCAATATCATCAAGAGTGATATCATTAACGCTTCCACCATTGCTTAACTCAGCAATTTCTTCATCATCCAAAACCAATAGTTCAAGCAATTTGGATTGGTTTCCAGCAGCTTTCAAAACGGTCGAATTGTCCGTTTTAGAAAATTTCAAAGCGGCAGACATAAATCTACGTGCGGCACGTTCATTAATATTAAGCATGTCTGTGCGTTGCTTAAATTCACCATGTGGGGTCATTTCTTTAAGCAGAATTAAACGTTTCCCTAATTCAAGACATGCTTCAACTGTGCGACGTTGGTAAAAGCGAATTTCATCCTCTAGCGCACCAACGGTAAGCGTTCCGTCGTAACCCAGTTGAGTTGCTAAACCTACAACTGACTGAGTGTGTCGCTGAATTAATTCAACTTCGGTGCTAACTTCATTACTCATAACGTACCCTTATTAAGACTGTGTGCTAAGACGTTGTTTGTACTCATCAATTCGAGCTTGAACACGGTCACTTTCTTCTTTACATGCCATACCAAAGCGAACTGCTTTCATGCTTGGCGCATAGTTGCCGTTTTCACGTTTTTCAGCCCAACCGTCAGCTTCAAGTGTTTGTAATGCGCGTGTGATAAACACAGGTGTTTCATTTAAGCTTTCAGAAAGTTGCTTGTTACTTAGACCAAAAAAGTAATGACCACGAAGTGCGAATAAAACGCGTAAAACTTTTTCTGCTGATTTATTTGTTGCTGACATTAGTGATCACTCCCAGTGTTATGTTTGAGTGAAACTAGTTCTTGACGAAGAATCTCATTGTCCTGTTCTGCAAAAAACCACTGCATATAGCCAAAGAAAGCTACAAATAGAAACAGCAAGGTGAAGAAATTTGCTCTCATGTTTCTTTCCTTATGTGCAAATTTGTGCAAAAATGTGCAAATTGTTAGGCATTAGTCGCTTGACTAGTGTCTTGCTTAAGACCTAATGCAACTGCGATTTCGTGACCTTTACCGCGTTTGCATTTGGCCTGACCATTAAGAACTTTGTAGACATCATGTCGGTCAAAACCATGCTCAATCGCCCAATTTGTGATGGTTTCACCTTTCTGTTCAAAGTCCTTTTTAACTTGGTCTGGTGATTTATTTCGCATCTCTAAACCCTCTTATGTGCGGATATGTTCGTATATAGTTGCATTTAAGTCTAACGATAGTGCAGATAACTGCACTAGTCAATATGTTTGATGAGGAAATTTTCATGATAGGGCTTAGAATTAAAGAAGAACGCATACGTCTAGGTTTAACTCAACCTGACTTTGCTCAAATTGCAGGCATTTCTAAGCGAACTTTGATAGATTGGGAGAAAGATGCATCATCACCAAATGCAGTGCAGTTATCTGCACTAAGCCAAGCTGGCGTTGATGTGAATTACATTATTACTGGTAATAAAGTGCTAAGTAGTATTGGTGATCTACCAGACGGATTTGATGGATTTTCATTAATCCCTGTTCATGAAGATGTTGTAATTTCAGCTGGTCATGGTTCTGTAGTTTGTGCTGGAAATGATCCATCGAATTACATGGCATTTAGAAATGATTGGATAAGGTCGAGAGGATTCTCTGTAAAAGATTTAAAAGTTTTTATCACTCGTGGTGACTCAATGGAGCCAACCATTGCAGATAAAGAACCAATCCTTACTAATACTGCAGAAGTAAATCCTCAAGATGGGCATATTTATGTTATTAGAAGTGGTGAGATGACTTGGGTTAAACGAATCCAAAGACAGCTTGATAACACCCTTTTATTAATTTCTGATAATAAGGCTTATCCACCAATGAAATTGGATTTAGAAGCTGCTCATGATGTGGAAGTAATTGGTAAAGTCGTTAATTCATCAAAGAACTTTTATTGATATGAAAAAATTAATTTTAATAGTTAGCTTACTTGCGTTAATAGGATGTTCTAAGGAACAGGTTGCTGAAAACAATAGTGATTCAGAACAATACTCTTCTAGTATTCCAACTCAGCAAGCGGTAATTGCTGAGCAACAAACTAGTGCTGCCTCAGATGCAAAGGAAATAAATTTAACTAATCCTGAGGATGAAAAAGTCCTTGAAGCAGCTGATGCAAATGCAGATAAGTGGTTTGATGAAAATTATGAAAAATTTAAATCATCCAAACATGAAAGTAAGTAATCACCTCTAATAATAAAATTCAGTGCTAATTCATTAGATAGAAATAAACTGGGCGGAAGCATTTCCGCCTGATATAAAAAAAGTTCACATAGCAACATAGCCTCATCATTTGATGAGGTTTTTTGTTGTGGCTAAAACATTTCAAGATGCTCTAAAACGAGTACTTCAACATGAAGGTGGTTATGTTAATCATCCTTCAGACCCAGGCGGTGAAACCAATTATGGCATTACAAAAAGCGTTGCCCGTCAGTATGGTTATAAGGGTTCAATGAAAGATATCCCAATGGATATTGTTGGAAAGATTTATAAAAGCCAGTATTGGGATGCTATGAGCTGTGACAGCTTTCCATTCTCTGTAGCTTTTCAACTTTTTGATGCAGCAGTAAATCATGGTTTGCTTAATACCCGAAAACTTCTACAACGTGCGGTTGGAGTTAAAGACGATGGTATCGTTGGTGAACTCACTCTTGCTGCAATTCGTAAACAACCACAGTTTGCCTTAATCAGTTTATTCAACTCAAAACGTATTGAGTTCTATACAAAGATTTCAAATTTCAACGTCTTTGGTAAGGGGTGGATGTCGCGTGTTGCTTTGAATTTGAGTTATGCAGCTGAGGATATGTTATGAGCCAATGGAAGCGAAATTTTCGTCGTCAGTTAGCAATGAAGCAAGATGCTGTGGCAAATCAAATTAAGCCAGTTGAACAACAAGCTATTCAAGGTATTGCAGCAAAATTCAAGAAGCGTTGGATAGTAGAGAACTGGCGTAGCGGTTGGCTTTGGTTATCGAACTGGTTTGTTGCATTAATTGCATACGTTCAAATTTACGGTGTTCCTCCTGAGTTGATTCAATTACTACCAATGGCAACCCAGCAACGAGTAACAGCGGCCTTGGCTGTTCTGGCTTTCATTGGTCGCTTTATTGATCAAAACCGAGCTAAGCCTTTGCCACCAGTTGACGGGAGTAATTAATGCAAATCAACCCCGCAACAGTGATAGCTCTGATTTCGTTTCTTTGTAACTTTGGGCTTGGTGTTTATATCTTTGTTTCCAATCGTCAAGCCGCCAAAGACAAAGAGTTGCAAGAAACAAAAGAGCGTTTGACTCAAGTAGAAGAACGTATGCGCAACATGCCTGATCACCAAGTGATCTATCAAATGTCTGGTGATATGAAAGCCTTAAAAGAGTCTGTTGCGGGGTTGAAAGAACTTATCTCCCCCTTAGCAAAGGCGGTAGATCGTGTGAATGATTACTTATTGCATAACAAGGATTAAATATGAGCTTCGCCAATCATTTAAAAGAAGACATGCGCTTAGTGGTATTGCGCCTTTTACATGAATTACCACAGTACCGTTCTAATTCGTCAGTACTTGTAGCTGGTCTAGATCGTTTTGGTCATAGCTTCAGTCGGGATCAAGTTAAGACAGAATTACACTGGCTTGCTGATCAGGGCTTAGTTGTCCTTGAAGATGATCTTGGTTCTGTGTTGGTCGTTAAATTGACTGAGCGCGGAATGGATGTCGCAACTGGGCGTATTACAACACATGGCGTAAAACGTCCTTCTGCTTAATGCATAGGAGCAAGTATGGCTAAGTCTTTTATGCATAAATTATCAGATGAACAGCGCGCATTTGTAGAAAAGTTGCTGCGTGAAGACAGACTCACTTTGAATGAAATGCTCGATGAGATTCGAGCTGAATTTCCAGCCGATTCTATTCCAAGCCGTTCTGCATTAGGCCGTGAAAAGAAAAACTGGGCTGAAGAAGCCAGAGCAATGCGTGAACTTGCAGCTGCGTCAGAAGTACTTGTTAAAGAGTTTGGAGAAGATCCAGATGATAAAGGCGGTATGTTGTTGGCCCAAGCTATTCAAGCGATTGTCACTAAACAGGCTTTAGACGAATTAACCAATGATGGTTCAGATCCAGGAAAACCCAAAATGGATATTGATTCTATTGGTGCTTTAGCTCGTGCTGCCCGTGCAGCAATGATGACCAAAGAAAAAGCGATGGATAACCGTGGCGAGGTTCGTCGTCAAGCACGTGAAGAGCTGCTTAAAGAACAAGATGAAAACCTCAAAAAAGCTGCTGCATCTCAAGGCATGGGTGACGAGCAAATTCAGTTCTGGCGTGAAAAAGTTCTAGGTATTAAATAATGACTACACCAAAACATCGGCAAGATACAGTACGGGTTATTGACTGGGATGAGCTTCCTGAACGTGCCCGAAACCTGCCTAATAATCTGAATCCTTTTGAAGAAGGTGTTTTGATGAAACACCAAGTTGAATGGTTGAAGATTAAGACAGACATTAAGGCTTGTCCTAAAGGACGTCGAACTGGTATTACTTTTGCCGAAAGTTTTGATGCAGTATTTACAGCTGCCGCCAGTAAAGAAGCTGGCGGCATGAGTGTTTACTATATTGGGGATACTAAAGAAAAAGGCCTTGAGTTTATTGGCTATTGTGCCAAGTTTTCACGGGTAATTGCTGAAGCACAGGGACAGATTGTTCAGATAGAAGAATTTCTGTTTGAAGATCAAAATGAAAAAGGTGAAACGCGCCAGATAACGGCATACCGCATCCGTTATGCCAGCGGCTTTCAGATTGTTGCTTTGTCTAGCCGTCCCGAAAATATTCGTGGTTTGCAAGGTAAAGTCGTCATTGATGAAGCTGCATTCCACCCAAACGTTCAAGGCGTGATGGAAGCTGCAACTGCACTTTTGATTTGGGGTGGCCGTATCTCGGTTATTAGCTCGCATAATGGTAAGAACAATCCATTCAATCAATTTGTCAAAGATATTGAAAATGGTGTGTTTGGTGAAGATGCAGCTGTGCATGTAGTGACTTTTGATGATGCTGTGGCTAATGGCTTATATGAGCGTGTGTGCTTTGTGCAAGGCAAAGAAGCCACACTTGAAGGTAAGAAAAAATGGTATACCAAAATTCGTAAAGCTTATGGTAGCCGTAAGGCAGCCATGCGTGAAGAATTAGACGCAATACCTCGTGATGGTTCATCTGTATGTTTGCCGACTTTGTGGGTAGAGCGTGCGATGACGGAAGTTAGAACGGTATTGCGACTGCAATTGGGTGATGATTTCACGGAGCTAACACCCGATGAACGTGACGCTTATATTGATGATTGGATTCAACGTTATTTAGAACCTGAGTTACAAAAGCTTGATAAGACTAAGCAGCATTGTGCGGGGCAAGACTACGCACGTCACCGTGACTTTAGTTTTATTTTGCCTTTCTATATTGCCCAAGATTTACGTCGTATTGCGCCTTTTGTAATTGAAATGCACAAAGTGCCTTCACGTTTACAGCAAAAAATTCTCTGGTACATGCTGGATCGTTTGCCACGCTTTGGTGGTATTGCAATGGATGCAACAGGTAATGGTGAAACCATTGCAGAAAATACTGCGGAAAAGTATGGCGCTCACATGGTGCATCAAATCAAATTGAGTCGAGCTTGGTATGGATTGTGGACACCAAAACTGGTGACTGCGTTTGAAGAAGATATGGTTGATTTGCCAATCGATGCCGATTTAAAAAATGACTGTTCAGCGATTGAAGAAGTTGACGGCATTTACATGGTCTCAAAAGCACGTGCCAAGGACATTAAAGACCCTGAGCTGTATCGTCATGGTGATGGTGCTGTTGCGATGATTTTGGCTTGGTTTGCAAGTTTACATTTGGCAACAGCTATTGAATTTACTCCGCTCCCTTCAAAAGAGGAAATGGAGTTGAATCCTGATGATTATGATGATTGGTCTGGCTCTGTTGGGTGGTTTTGATCTTCGTCAGGCTTATTCCAAAAAATATGTGGGAAATTTTGTGGGATTTCTGGAATATCAATTGAAGTTAATCTGTTCCCATCAGGTATCCTTGCACCATAAATAAATTCTATTCGTTCTTGTTCATAAACCTGTTCTGGATGCCAGAGAATAAATCCTTCTGCAGGTAGTTGTAAGTAAAACAGCCTTAACTCCTCAGAGTTGTATTTAAAATCATCATCGTTAAAATATTCACTCAATGCATTATTAACGAGATCATATACATGATCCAGCTCTTGCGTATTTGCCTCTGAAGCAAGGGGTTTTAAATAAGCGAGAATCCGAGGTTTATGATTTACATTGAAATGAAATATTGGAATTTCCCACCCCATATTATTTCTCCTAATTAGCTGGAAATGCTTCCGCCTGAATAATAAGTATTAAAAATATAATAATTCAAAACGAGGTGACGACACTTGTTGGAGCAAGCGTCGCCCCCTTTGGTAAAAGCGCTACCGCAGGCTTAGCCTCGCTACTGTGCACACAGTTATTGCAGGCTATCAAAAATGAAAAAGTTTTGCAGTAGGTGAAATAATGAAATCTAAGCCAATTGTTCCTTGGATGGGTGGTAAGCGTCGTCTGGTGTCGCAATTGATTGAAAAAATGCCAGAACACCAATGTTATGTAGAATTATTTGCTGGTGGTGCAGCATTATTTTTTATGCGTGAAGAACAGTCAAAAATTGAAGTGATTAACGATTTAAATGGTGAGCTGGTGAACTTATATCGGGTTGTTCAACATCACCTTGAAGAGTTCGTCCGTCAATTTAAATGGGCGCTGGTTAGTCGCCAGATGTTTGAATGGCTTAAATCTGCTAGTGTTGACTTGATGACTGATATTCAACGTGCAGCACGTTTCTATTATTTGCAACACACAGCTTTTGGAGCCAAAGTGTCTGGTCAAACTTTTGGTACAGCAACCACAGCCCGACCAGTAAACTTACTCAGAATAGAAGAACAATTGAGTGAAGCGCATTTGCGGCTGTCTGGAGTAACAGTTGAGCATTTAAGCTGGGATGCATGTCTAGTGAAGTATGACCGTCCTCATAGTTTTATGTATGCCGATCCACCGTACTGGAAATTAGCTGGCTATGGTGTAGGTTTTGGTTTGGATCAATATGAAAAAATGGCTGAGCTAATGAAGACTTGTAAAAGTAAAGTCATGCTATCAATAAATGATCATGAAGATATGCGTGCCACATTTGATGGACTGAATATTGCGACCACAAAAATTAAATATTCTGTTGGTAATTCTGGTTCGGGTCGTGATGAAAAACAGGAACTCATCATCACAAATTACTGAAGCATAGTGTTTATAGATTTATAAATCTTTATAAACGCAGTTTCCTGCATTTATTTTGTATTTTGCTGCAATGATCCGTAAAACACAAAAACGCGCTTAAATCGCAAATGAGCGCATGAAATTGGGCGGAAGCATTTCCGCCTGATTTTAAACCCGCCAAAATTCCACAATGGTGCAGAATCCTCAAACTGTATTTGCATCTATCATGGCTAAAAAAGACCGTTCTCCAAAAAAACAAGATCGTACTGCGCTTGAAACAAATCAAACTGCTGAAATTGCATGGCTCACGAATCAAGTGCAAGAACACCCTGTCGTTGGTATGAGTCCGCAGCAGATGTATCGGCTACTCACAGACGCAGAACACGGTAATTTACAAGCTCAAGCCGACTTGTTTTCTGATATGGAGGAACGTGACGGCCACATCTTCAGCGAAATGGATAAACGCAAGAAAGGCATCAATGGACTGGACTGGGGTGTTAAGCCCCCAAAAAATGCATCTGAGCAAGAAAAGAAAATTGCTGAAGAGGTTCGTGAATGGATTGAGGACATTCAAGACTTTGAGATGTTTTTGTTTGATGCGATGGATGCTATTGGTCATGGCTACAGCTGCCAAGAAATCGAATGGCATCAAGTTGGTAACTTGTGGCTACCAAAAAGCTTTGAGCACCATCTGGCACGTAATTTCATGACTCCATTTAATCAGCCGAATGAATTGCGACTTAATGATGGAACTCCGAACGGTGCAGAGTTTTGGGACTTTGGCTGGTTTATCCATCGTCATAAAGCAAAGTCAGGATATATTGCCCGATCTGGTTTACACCGAATTTTGTGCTGGCCGTTTATCTTTAAGAATTACGGCATTCGAGATGTAATGCAGTTCCTTGAAGTATATGGCTTGCCGATTCGCCTCGGTAAATATCCTTCAGGTGCAACTGATCAGGAGAAGATGACTTTACTGCGTGCTGTTATGTCGATTGGACGTAATGCTGGAGGTATTATCCCAATAGGTATGAGTTTGGATTTTGAATCAGCAGCCGATGGTGACACTAAAAACCACATGTCGCTTATTGATTGGTGTGAGAAAACAGCTTCAAAAATTATTGTTGGTGGAACCTTGCTATCTCAGGCAGATGGTAAGACTAGTACCAATGCACAGTCTCATACACATCAAATCCAGTTTGAAAAAATTATTAAATCTGATGCTAAACAATTAGCTCGCTCATTAACTGATTACCTTGTCAGTGCTTTAATGCGCTTGAATTATCCGAATATTCATCCTGATCGCTTCCCAAGCTTTTTCTTTGATACATCTGATACTGAAGACATGCAAGTCTTTGGTGAATCACTCGAAAAACTGGTACGTGTTGGCATGAGAATCCCTGTGTCATGGCCTCATGAAAGACTTGGTATTCCACAGCCTGCCGATGACAAAGAACCAATCCTAACAATTCAAAAAGAGTCAGTGCCTAATTTGGCACTGAATACATACCAGCCCCAACTGTTAGGCGGCATTATTGCTGCCAATTCAGCCCAGCTCCCTATTGAAGAACAAGCCTTACAGTTATTGCTGAAGGATCAGAGCAGTATTGCCCAAGACACAGTTGAGTCATGGACCAAGCAGCTTTTGGCAAAAATTCAATCAGGCAATGAAGAAGACATCCTTGCACTTTTACAAGATGCATATCCAGCTGATGACGAACCAGCATTACAGGAAAAACTGACACGCTTGATATTTGCGAGTGAAGTGTTGGGCCGTCTGAGTGTTCAAGCGGAGCAAAATTAATGCCTACAGCGCAACGGCCAGAGCTGAATGCTCTGTTCACATTACCCCCTGAAGATGCCATTTCTTATTTGGAGAAGAAGGGTTTTAAGATTGGTTGGGACTGGCATGAAACACTTGATAATGCGCACAGCAAAGCATTCACCGTGGCAAAAGTTGCACGCATGGATCTGCTTCAAGATATCCGCCAGTCGTTAATTACGGCTATGCAGCAAGGCCAGTCACTTGAGCAATGGAAAGCTAGTATTACGCCTGTCCTTCAGGACAAAGGATGGTGGGGAAAGAAACAAGTTATTAATCCTGAAGGGCGCGAACAAGAAGTACAGCTTGGCAGCCCACGTCGATTACGAACGATTTACGATACCAATATGCAGTCTGCATTTGCGGCTGGTCGTTATAAAGCAATGCGTGCAGGGTCAGATACTCGTCCCTTTTGGGAATGGAGACATATTACGATCCGTAACCCCCGCAAGCAGCATCTTGCTTTGGATGGCAAAATTTTTAGTTATGACGATCCATTTTGGTCTGTTGCATTTCCGCCTTCAGAATGGGGATGCAAATGTCGTGTTATTGCTCGATCCAGACGTGAGGTTGAAGGCAAAGAGATATTAACTGGTGAGGGTTATGACAGCACAATTACTGAAAATGTTGGCACTGATCGCAATACTGGTATGAGTGTTATTGCCAAACGTACCCAGTTCAATATTCCAACCAAAGACGGCACACTGACATTTGCTCCAGCTGCTGGTTTTAATGGATCACCAGCCACAAGTTACTTGATTGATAGTGTAATGGCACAACGGGCAACAGATTTAATGGGTTCGTTCAAAGGTTTAAAACAAACTCAGGAATTATTGAATACCCCAATGCGGGCAAAAATCCATGAAAAATTTATTCAGAATGCCTTGCGTCTAGCTGAGCCTATGAATGAGACGAGCACGATTGGCTCACTTCAGGATGCTGCTGTTAAGGCACTATCTAGTAAAGGCATACAGCTTGAATCACCAGTTTTATTTTTAAGTGATGCGATTATTGTTAATAAAGAATATTCAAGTGTAGCGGTTAGTCGTTTGATGGCCTTGCCTCAGTTGCTAACTGAAGCTAAGCAAGTGTTTTGGGATCCTAAAAGCGAGCTATTGATTTATGTCCTTGAGAAAGATGTTGTTCAATTTTCAATGAATGAAATAACTGGCACTTTTGGGGTGTCTAAGATTGTGCGTAAAAAAGACTGGCAATCTGACGGATTGGAGCTAATTCAATGACTATAGAACTAAGTAATAGAGAATTAAGGACTCGTCTTACTCGTGTTGCTGAGGCAATGCAAGATACATCTCATTTAGGTCATGCGATTGCCAATAGCTTTTTGACTGTTACAGAGGATAACTTTGATTCTGAGGGTCGACCAGCGTGGGCGGGTTTAAGTCTAGTCACAATAGCCCGTCGTAAGTCAGGGAAAATACTTTTTGTGTCTGGTCAATTGCGCCGAAGCATTACAACGCGTGTGTCAGATAATGAAGTCGAGATCGGGACAAATGATCCTAAAGCTCCAACACAGCATTTTGGAGCTAAAAAAGGTCAATATGGTAAATCCTCAAGGAATGGGCCTTTGCCTTGGGGTGACATACCCGCTAGACCATTTTTACCAATGGACGTTAATGGTAATTTACAACATGAGGCAGAGCTTGCCATATTTGATGATGTAGACCATTACTGGCATCAATTATTTAATTTCTAAAACTGGGCGGAAGTGTTTCCGCCTGATCTTTTTTCTCCCCTCATTCTAATCTCATACCATCGTTTTAAAAGTCGATGTTATGAACAAATTACTCGTAGCCCTTTGCGCTTTCGACATAAAGTTATCTGCTGATAAGTTGGTGCTTATTCCTGAAGGAATTTTTAAAGGCATTGATGGTCGTCCGTTTGATGCACCTTACTGGCGTTTAACACCAGAAAATGGTCGCGCATTAGCAGCTCAACTTAATACTCGAACTATTGATATGCTCGTTGATTATGAGCATTCAATTATTGCTGCAAAACAAGAAGGCAAAGAAGCTCCAGCTTCAGGTTGGCTGCGAGCTGGTGGCTTTGAATATGTGGATGGCGTAGGTCTATGTTCTAACAATTGGTCATGGACTAAAAAAGCCAAAGACTATATTGAAGCTGAAGAATACAAATACCTTTCACCATTCATTTTATACGACGCAACTGGGGATGTTCATGGCCTCATTAACGTTGCACTAACTAACACTCCAAATATCGATTCTCTACCGCCTGCAAAGCTTGCAGCAGCGGCACAGGATTTTTTGTCTCTAAACCGTGAGGAACCCACAATGAATGAGTTTCTAAAGCTCATGCTTAAAAAAATTGGTTTGTCAGACACAGCAACTGAGCAGGAAGCGATTGCTGCTGCAAATAGTGCTTTTGGCAAATTTGATACTGCGTTTGGAACTAGTGTCTCTGGCGAACAAACACTGGATGCTGCTTTTACCAAAGCGATTGAAGTTAAGGCGGCTGCAAATAATCAAGCAGTCGTTGACCCAACTCAATATGTACCTATGGCTGTATATCAAGAAGCTGTAAATCAAGCTGGTGCAGCTGAAGCAGCCAACAAGGCTAAGGAAATTAAGGACCTTATTGATGCTGCATGTAGTGATGGTCGTTTGACAGGTCAAGTGACAATTGCTTGGTACAAGCAACAGGCAGAAACCAATCCTGATTTTGTGAAAGCACAACTTGCTGCTTTGCCAAAAATTGCAGCTTTAACTCAAAAACAAACCACTACTCACCAACAAAGCCAATCTAATCAACAGCAGGTTTCTGCTGAAACCTTGGCTGTCGGTAATTTGATGGGTGTTGACTGGAATGAGGGCAAACAAGCATGAGCAGTATTTTAAATCAAGAAGAACGACAAACTGAGCGTCGTGAAGTCGGTTTGATTCATGTGCCAGTCAAAGCTGGTGCAACGGTGAGTGCTGGATATATTGCCGTTGTTGATGCCACTGGTTATGCAGTTACAGCAACTGCTGCAACAGGTTTGACTTACCTAGGTCGTTATGAAGACAGCGTTGATAACACTGACGGTGGCAATGGTGATGCACAAGTTTTAGTACGCACTCATGATGCTTTCTTTTTTGCAAATAGTGCTACAGATCCAGTGACTCAAGCATCGTTTGGCAAGCCTTGCTATATCGAAAATAACGAAACAGTCGCAGAAACAGATGCTGGTGGAACCTTGTCAGTAGCTGGTCGTGTAGTTGGTATTGATGAAAATGGAGTATGGATCGAATGAATGTAAACGCTGCAAATTTAAATGCGATTTTCTTAAATCTTAGTAAGGTTTTTAACCAGACATTTAATGATGTTCAGGTTGAATTTCCATCTATTGCTATGGTTGTTCCAAGTAATGGTGCTTATGTTGATTATCGCTGGTTAGCGAACTTCCCTCAAATGAAGGAATGGATCGGTAAAAAACACATTACCAAACTTGCTGAATATGACTATGTCATTCGCAACAAAGACTATGCTGCAACAATTGAAGTGCGTCGTAACGATATTGAAGATGACCAAATGGGAATCTACAAGCCACAAGCTGAATCAGCGGCATGGTCTGCAAAACAGCATCCCGATGAATTAGTTTTTGATGCAGTAAATAAAGCATTTACGGCTAAATGTTATGACGGTCAACCGATGATTTCAGGAAGTCATAAAGTTGGCAAATTGACCTTTAGCAATAAAGGAACAAAGAAACTTTCGATTGCTTCATTAACAGCAGCTCAAGCTTCATACGGTGCAGCACGCACTACTATGATGAAATTCAAAGATGAATCAGGCCGTCCTTTGAATGTTAAGCCGAACGTATTACTTGTTCCTCCAGCATTAGAAGATATTGCTAATGCTTTGATGACTGTTGACCGCTTAGAAGATGGCAAGCCAAACCCTTACAAAGGTACTGCAAAAGTACAAGTATCAACACGTTTAACCGATGACAATGCATGGTTCTTACTGGACAACACAAAGCCTGTAAAACCTTTTGTTTATCAGGTGCGTAAAAAGCCAGTATTCGTGTCACAAACCAATATGGATTCTCCATCTGTATTTATGGAAGGTGTTTTCTATTTTGGTGCTGAAGCACGTGGTGCTGCGGGTTATGGTTTCTGGCAAACCGTTTATGGATCTACTGGTACGGAGGCGTAAGCCATGTATGCAACGGCAGACGCGATGATTGCAAAGTTTGGTGAGCGTGAACTTATTCAGCTCACTGACAATGAAGCTCCATATTTGGAAGTCATTAACTATGACAAGCTAAATAAGGCTTTACAGCATGCTAACTCTCAAATTGAGGGCTATCTTGTTGGTCGCTATAAGTTGCCGTTGCAAACAGTTCCTCCATTTTTAGAATCCATTGCTTGTGACATGGCTCGTTACCATGCATGCACTGGAGCATTCTCTGAAAATGATCCAATTCGTACACGTTATGACGACGCGATTAAAACATTAAAGGAAATCGCAAAAGGCACAGTCAGTCTTGGTAACGCACCAGCTGGTGAATCTGAGCCTGTTAAAACTTCCTCAAATAATGTGATGTTTCAGGTCGGGCGCAATGATTTCGGAGGTCGCGGATGGTAAATCTTGACCTCGGTGTAGTTGTGCAAGGCATGAAAGATGTCATGGCAAAACAGATTGAAACGAAAGCATGGCCTTGGATACGTGAAATCAAAACCTATGGCGGTGAATTCGATGATGAAACCTTAGCTTTTATCGATACATTCCCAGCAATCTGGGTAACTTTTAAAAGTTCGGGTGCACCTCGCAAAATTAGTGAGAACAAAACTGTTTATCCCATTAATTTAGTTGTTTTAGTTGGCGCAAGATCAGTACGTAATGAAGAAGCTCAACGCTTAGGTGGTGGCCGCGATATCGGAACTTTTAAGATGTTGAGCCTCGTTCATAACTTGCTCATTGGCAATGATTTATCAAGTGTCAATGTGAAAGGTTTAGCACCATTAGAGCTAGGCCATACCAGAACAATATTTAATACAACAACACGTAGACAGTCTGTCAGCGTGCTTTCTCAAGAATTCAATACCCAATACACAATCACGGCCTCTGATAGAGTCCGTGAAGAAGCTGAGACTGTGGAAGATCTGCTGGGTATTCAAGTCGATTATTACTTTCAACCTGACGACGGCATTGTTGATGCCTCGGATCGTGTTAAGTTTCAGGAAAATTAAACTATGTCTATTTCTGCAAATATTAAAGTTCCAGACGTATACACCAGCGTCAATATCAATACTCAGCGTACAGGTTTGCCCCTAAACGATCAGCGGGTTTTATTTGTGACGATGGATGTTTTGTCAGGACAATTTATTCCTGTTGATGTCTATGACAAGGCAGATGCTGATGCCAAATTCGGTCTTAAGTCTCAGGCTGGAAGAATGATATTGGCTGCTGTGAAGACTAACCGAACTGTAAATGTACAGGCGGTTGCACTTGCTGCTGAGGATGTCCAAACACAAGCAGCTATTCAGACAGAAAGCGGTAGCGCACTTCAAACTGAAGGCGGTGCTTTGATTGAACCGGAGTAAGTAATTTATGGCTCAGAAAACAATCGTAATTGAAGTACCGGGCACTCCGATTTCAGAGCTGGAAACAACTTCAAATGTGGCAGCAGAAGATGTTTTGCCCATTGTTCAAGATGGTGAAACCAAAAAAGCACCTCTTGAGCAAGTATCGGATCTGGTCAAATCTGGACTCGGTTCTGCCGCATTTAAAAAAGCATCAGATTTTGCAACACCAACCGCACTCAATAATGTGGCACAAGCGAGTCAAGTTCGTGATGATGCTCAAAATGAGCGTATTGATGTTGTTGAGCGAGGAATTACAACCTTTTCAGGAGGTTATTATAAGTCATATCTATCTTTGCAAGATGCCAATTTAGATATTAATAACATTCCTCTGAATACAAGTGTAAAAGTGCTATCTGTTGAAGATGGTGGTGATTATTACAAGGAAAATAGTAATGCAACACAGCTTACTAAAAGCCCGTATGACCCAACCGCCAAAATTAATACAGATATTGGAGCAATCAATGCAAATGTATCTGTTTTAGCTGATAAAATTAAACGTCAAGATACAAAATTCTTTTACGATAAAGGTGATGGAAAAATCACTAAAGATTCAAATCCTATTTTATTTGCTGTGGAAACCTCAGTTTCTGAGAATGATTGTTTTGTATTAAATACACAAAGTTTCGGAGTTGTTGGCGCATATTATGTGACTGATGTGAATAATAATATTATTCAAAAAATGGGTTCAGCAGAAGTAAATAAGCAGTCATATCTTTTAAAGATGCCAGCTAATGCAGCCAAACTTTATGCAAACTGTATTTATGATTATGCTTCAAGATTTAGCTTGTCTAAAGTACCCAGTGGCTTTATTGATTTGATGTACAACGGTAAAAATCGTAAACAATTTACATTTTATCGGAATAATTCAGGCGTTATTCAACAACAAATACATTCACAATTATTTGCTGTAGAACTCGACGTTAAGTATGGCGATTGTTTCTTAATTGATACTGAGAGTTTTGGTTTAGCTGATGAATATTATGTGGCAGATTCAAATAATAATGTGCTCACTTTTATGCTTGCTGCTGATGGTACAGAAGCACCTTATATTCTGAAAATCCCTAAATCTGGCGTAAAGTTGTATGTTAACTGTGTATATTCATATAGCGATACCTTTAGCGTTCAAAAACTATCTGAAACGGTACTGAATCTTCTGACTATATCGGGTCGGAGACAGGATTATACGTTCTACTATAGTGTTGATGGTACAAACATAAAACGTGAAAGTAATACAGGATTGTTTGCTGTTGAAGTTGACGTTGTTGCTAATAGTTATTATGCAATCAATACTAAAACTTTCGGTGTAGCTGGTGAATACTATATTGCTGATGCTAATGATAAGGTTTTAGAGTTTAAAGCTGCTGATAATATAGATGAAGATTATATTATTAAAATGCCAGCGAATGCAGCTAAGTTATATGTCAACTGTACTTATGCTTATACAAATGATTTTAATATAGAGCGAGTTCCTAATTCTGTTATTGATTTAATTCCTGTTGTTGATAAAACAGTTCGCAGTTTTTTTCCAAATGTTAACTATTTTGACAAGCTACGTGAAAAATGTCCTGATTTTTATCAAAAATTTAAAGATAAAAATCAGGATGTAACTGTCGTACTAACGGGGACATCTTTAACACAAGGTAATTTGTATGCAACTGATCGCGCTGATGCAACATCCCGTCCAGCGGCACTTCATACTCATGACTTAGCATCATCAGTTTTCGATAAGTTGATAGCTCATTGGGATGGTCAAAAGTATCGTCGTTATGATCATGATGATATTTTTTACTCAAATTCAGCATGGAATGTGACAACTGAAGCTGATAATTGGGATGATCATACGTATATCAAGAATGGTCTTACAAAGACTACGACTGATGCAAATGCAAGTGTTTCAACAAAAATTCCAGCGAATGCTTGGCAGTTCAATTTTGTTTATCGAAGTAATACAAACGCATGCGATTGCAAAATTGAAATTACACAAGGCGTCGGATATGTGGAAGTGTTTAACGGAACGAATTGGATTGAAGCACATAATTATCAATTCTCTAATCTTGAAACACCAGCCACTTCAACGAAAGGTAATACCCAATATCAAAAACGTTTGAAAATGCGCTGCAAAAATAAAGCAGGTGGCGTTAATTCTATCGGTACTGAAAAGCAAATAACGATTAGAAAAGTGAGCAGCACTGGTCGTTTCAATGTTGTTGGATTTGAATGGTCACCCCGTGAGTACATGCTATCGGTAATCAATGGAGCGCGTGGCGGCCACGAATGGGGCGACCCGACAGGAAACAGACTAGACAAGTGGCAAGATACAGATATCTGGTCATTCAATCCTGATTTATTACTTGCTGAAATCACAATCATCAATTGGGGTGCATCTGAAGCAGCTGCAATGTCAGTTGATCCGCTGTACTACGTTAATATCGCTAAACGAGCATATTTTAACGAGTTTAACGATATGCCAACTTCGTTATATGCGAAGTCAGAAGCTTATACAAAATGTGATGTGATTTTCTATAGTGACACTTTGGCAGCAACAAGTGCAGTCGCAGGAGCATGGGATAGCATAACACACGAACCATTATTGGGGGTTGTCACTACAGCTGCAACGAATGGATCATCTGTTGATAACACAAACGTCGGACGAATGAAAACAAACTTTGAAAACTATGAGGCTGTAGAGCGTTATGTAGCGAGTAAAAATTATATGTTTATTCCTATTTTGAGTACATTTAAGTCAGTAGCTGAGAAGTATTACGGTAGCTACTGGGTTGGAATGCAAGCAAGTGGAAAAGATGGAAGTACGCTCAGTTACGACGGAGTTCATTTTAACGACAATGGCGCAGCATTATTTTCAAAGATTGTTGCTTCTGTTTTTGATAATCTTTAATTATAGGTAGAGAAATCATGACTCTTCAAACAACGCTCGATACCATCGCCCCTTTAGGCCATACCATCATTGCTGTATCAGCACCGCCCGCAGCTGGAGCTGACACAGCAGCTTGGATTGATCACCTGACATCGGTTAGTGATGCTATCAACCAAAAACCAGCAATTTTGGTGGTTCCATTTACTGACATCGTTGCTGCTGAGACATTTGCGGATCAAGCTCCAGTGAAGACTTGTTATCGCGTAGTAGTTGTCTGCTACCACGGTGCGACGGGTCAGGAACCTGAACTTGCAGCAGCAATGGCCGCAGCATTGGCTGATTCAAACGATCCAGCATTGCCATTCAACGGTGTAAACCTAGAAGGTGTAAAACCTGTTTCAGATGAGTACAAACTGAAATTTGAGCGCATTAATGCAGCATTAAATAAAGGTGTGTGCATGATCGAAACTGGTGCTGACGGTAAGCCAGAAATTGTTCGCGCAATTTCAACATTCCGTATTAATCCAGACTCAGGTGAAGCAGATGACATCATGCTAGATATTAATGGTGCTTTGGTTATCGATTACACCCGTAAAGTTATTCGCACAGCTATGCGTAAAGAACGTCGCCGCAAAAATACAGCAGCTGCACGACGTAATGTACGCTCGGTTATGTTAGCCGAACTTCTGAAACTTGATCGTGCTGAAATCCTTGAAAATGTTGAAGCGACTAAGGATCAATTAACTGTTATTCAGAACGAAAATAACAAAACTTGGGCTGTCGGAAAAATCCCAGCTCATTGGGTCCGTGGCATGCATGTTGTTGATGCACAGCTCGATGTCTATTAATCAACTCTCTTTTAAAAGGTCGCAATTGCGGCCTTTTTTATTGGGCGGAAGTATTTCCGCCTGATCTTATTTAAATAGTTATTTGACAATGGGTCATCGTTAAAAAGAGAGACACACAATGTCTGAAGATGCAGTTGGCTCAATTGTAATGAGCTTTAATGGTTTGGATTATGATGTTTCGCGGCTTGGTACAAATATTACGACTGGAAGCCGCCCAATCGCTACGATGAACCGCCAACAGCGTGTGAAGTATAAAGCGAAAGGAATTACGACTTATGAACTTACTGCAACTGTAGTCATTCCTGATGGAAAAGACACAGTGCAATGGCTTCAAGTAGATGATGCCCGAATTTCAATCGAGTCCCCTTCAGGGAATTATCGTGAGACTTTTATTGACTGTAATGTCACTACCGTTGGAGCCACTTATGACTTGAATGGAGAAACAGTTCGTGAGCTTCATTTGTTCTGCTTAGATTACATTGACGAAACACTGTAGGTAAAAAATGAAAAAAATCTTTATTGAAGATGATTTGCCTGTTGCGATTGACTTGGAGCGCGATGAGAAAAAAATTAAGTGCAACAAGTTTGTCATTTCAGATTTGACGGCACTTGAATATGTTGAAGCGCAGTCTAAAGCGACTGGAGTACAGTACGTTGCTATTTCAGATTTAGTAGCAATGATTAAGTTGATTGATTCAAAAGGCAATCAATATGAACCAACTTATGATGATATCGCGCTAACCACACAATTTAATTTGACCCATTTCTTTAGTAAAAAGGCTGAACTTGAGGCAAAGGTGAAAGCCGCGAATTAATTGGGCGTGTCCAATTGATTAAAGCTTTAATGGCTATTGGTATCCCTTATGTAGAGGCAATTAATTTGCCTCTACATATTGCATTAGCCTTTCTGAGCAATACGCGGCTTTCATCCTCTCAAATACCGAAAAAGGAGTCTGAAGTACCCCATCAAACATCAGCAAAGACGTATGCAAAAACTTATGTCTCAACAGTGCGTAAACATTCTAAGAAGTCACAGGATTAAGTTATGAGCGGAAGTAATTCAACTGTCTCACTTACGTTGCAGATTAAAGGCCAACAAGCTTTTCAGGAAATGAAACGTTTCAATGATCAGCAAATCCGTGCCAATACTACAATCAATACACAGTGGACACAGATAAGTTCTGCTCAAGCTAAATTTGTGAATAGTGCTAAAGCTGGTACGCAAGCGACTATAAATACGGCTCGCGTTGGTGATCAGTTATTGCGCACAAACCGAATGCTTGGGGATGTTTTAAGACAACAGTCTATTCAGACGAAGCTTCAGAGTCAGCTTTTAAGACAACAAGTTGGTTCAGCTCAACAGTTAGCAAACTGGGCAAGACAAGTTGAGCAATCCAGTAAACGGACTCATCAGTCAACACAACAAACTATGTCTTTGTGGCAAAAAGGCTCTCAAGTTATGGGTGGCCTTGCAGGTGGTTATATGGCAGCGAAAGCTGTTGTTGGTACACCTCTTGAGCGAGGCCGTAACTTTGCTGGAACTATTTTTGATGCTACAGCAAGTATTACAAATGGCTTTGCAGGAATGACCAAGGAGCAAGCAAAAGCCTCAAATGCGGAGCTGATGGGCTATGCAAAAGATGCTGTGCGTAAAGGTCATGGTACAGTTGAAGGTGTATCTGAAGCAGCGGGAATTTTATCGGCTTCAGGTAACTATGACAAAATTTCTGATTTAAGAGAGCCATTAATTGCAGTGGCCAAGTCCGCATTTGCAGCTGGTGCTTCTGAATCAGATATGGCACGGCTTGCAGGACAAGCTAAACAGTTCGGTATTCCATCCAATCGTACACAAGCTGCTTTAGACCGTATGATGGGATCTGGCTTTGCTGGTGGCTTTGAGTTAAGAGACATGGCTCAATTCTTGCCAAATGTGTTAGGGCTTGCAGTTAAGGCTGGTTATGGCGGTGAAACTGGCTTAAATACTGTGACAACTCACTTGCAACTTGCAAGAAAATACACGGGTACACCAGGCGAAGCTGCGACAAATGTCGGTGATTTATATAATTTGGAGACTCAAAAACACTTTAAAGAGACTATTGCAAAGTACGTGGTTCCAGAAGCTGGCGATCCTACTAAAGTTAACAAGAAAGGAAAAACAGTTTTTGATTTAACAAAATATTTGGTTAATAACCAGCTCGAAGGTGTTGATACGATTACTGCTTTGGCAAATCTGATGAATCGCCAACTATCAAAAAGCAGTGAATATAATAATCTGAACAGTAAGCTGGCTTTAGCTGAAAAGAATAAAGATCAAAAGCAAATTGAGAACATTAAAAAGTCTATTGAGCTTGTAGTTGCGGGTACGTTTGGTGATGTATTTCATAATCAACAATCCCTATCGGGTATGACAGCAATTGTTAATGGCGTTAAAAATGGTAACTTCAAAACAATCTATGATAAATCATGGGATAGTGCTGGTTCTGTAGATCGGGTTGCAGATATTAAAGGTGGAAATGAATTTGCCCAAGCTACAGCTTTACAGCAAGAAACAATACTTGCACAAGTGAAATTATATGAATCTGTTAATAGCAAGCTTGGAGATTTTGAAAAAGGTCTAGCGAATGCTATGCAAAACAATCAAGGTCTTGCTGCTGCAACAGTTGCTGCAACTGGTGCTTTAACTGTTTTAGCTGCAACAGCAGGTGGAGCTACACTTGCAGGAGTGCTTAGCCGTAAAGCATCTGATTTACCCCCAGCCACAAGTCGTTTAGCATCTAAAGCTTCAGGTGCAGCCAAAACAGCAGGCCTTGTCGGTGCTGCTTATACTGGCTTTGAATTGTTCAAACCAATGGATGATATGGGTTATAAGGCAGTTAGTGACATACTTGCAAAACTCGGTATTGGCTCAGGTGGTGAGCGCCCTGACTTTGTGCAGCAAGCCATTGAACAAGGCAAAGCCCAACAAGCTTCAGCTGAAGAAAAAAGCAGTCAATTAATTGCAGAACAACAAAAACAAAATCAATTGAGCCAAGAAATGATTAATAGAATTAACGCCTTAATCAATGTCACTGGTCAAAATAAGCCAATGGTATTTAATGGTGGTGGTTCACTTCTTGATGCTATTTCTCATAATGCAACAACGCAAGAAGCAAGACACGGTGCTCCACCATTCTATCTTCAGAAAAAATAAGCGGAAGTATTTCCGCCTTATATCAAGACCCGACATTTCACAGAATAGCCTCACAATAGTGAGGTTTTTTTATGGGCTGGGATACTGATCTTCAAGACGCAAGCTTTCGTGGCGTTCATTTTGAATGCACGTCTGTGGACGATGGTATGTCTAAAACGCTTGCAATCAAACAGGCTCCATATTCAAACAAAGCATCAATTGAAGATATGGGTATCGAACCTCTTCGCTATTCAGTTAATGCTATTTATTCTGGAACTGACTATAAGCAATCGATGGATGCGTTAGTTGCTGCACTTAGGGCGACTGGTGAAGGCGAATTAATTCATCCTATTCACGGCATCTTGAATGTTCTTGTGAACACATACCGTATTCAACATGATGCCAATGATGTTGATTACTGTGCTATTGCGATTGAATTTGTTGAAGCTGAAGCTAAAGAAAAACCTCTATTTATTCCTGTTACTACCCCTGCAACTATTGCTCCAAGTAAGATTATTGATACACCGACCAGCGCGTTAGAAAAAGTACTGGATAAGCTCAAACTTTCAGATAACAACAAACTGTTTGAAACAGTCAATCGCATCCGTAATGGCCTAGAAACTGCCCGTAAATACATGGGTATTGTCAAAGAAGGTGTCGAGGATATTTTATCGCCTAAAGATTGGGCGGTTGGATTGGTGGATGACATCACTAAGTTGGTCACTTTTGACACCAATATTTCTGCTATTTCTCAGTGGCGTGATGTCATTAACCGTGTGAACCGTTTTGAAAAACTTTTTCAAGATGATAAGTCTCCAGAGTTACAACAAACATGGCGTGCAACGTATATCGCCAGCAATATTGCTGTTGCTCAGCAAGTCGTTAGTACTACACGTAAAGAAATGGCTGAAAACAGAACTATAAGCTTCAACCCATTGGAGCTTGCTGTAGTTCGTCAAAGTGTCCGTAAAGCACTACAACAGGCGATTAATGTAGAGCGTGAAGGTTCTTCCTTTGAAAATATTGCCCAGATTCAAGTCTATAAAGAAGCTGCTGACCAAATTCACCTTCAGATTCAGGAGTTAATAGAAACACGTCCACCAATCACAAAAGTCCGTGTGCCAGTCCTATGTACATTGCATTGGCTTGCTCATTATTTGTATCAGGACATGAGCCGTGCAGATGAAATCTTGCGTTTAAATCAGGATCTGATGAATCCAGCTGTCCTTCAGGTAGGTATGGAGGTCACTGTTTATGCAAGATAATCAAGGCAATGAAATCAAGCTGGTGATTGGTGGATACGAGATTGCAGGCTGGAATAATGCTGTTGTAGACAATCAGATTGATACTCCAGCTGAGAACTGGAGTCTGAATCTTTTTCATAAAAATGGTCAACCATTACCTGAAGGTATTTCTGGTAGTAGTCCTGTTCAGCTTTATTTTAGCAACCAGTTAATCCTGACTTCTCTTGCAGATCGTGTTGTAGAAGGTGTCAACCGTGATGGCTATGGCCTTGAGATATCTGGACGTGATTTAGTCGGTCAATTAATTGATTGCTCAGTACCAATCTTTAATGGTCGTCAAATTACGCTTGAAGAGCTTATTGGTCGTTTTATTTTGAATGGTGATCTTGGTTCACTCTTCCACGATGTTTCTATTCAAAATAATTCTTGGCTGAAAAACAAAGTATCAATAGAGCCTTCCGAGTCGTTGTGGGACGCACTTATTAAAGCCGCACAGGTCACAGGTCAGCACGTGTGGCTAGAGCCAGACGGTAAGCTTGTTGTTGGTGATCCATTCGCAAATCCGTATTACGTTAAAACGCCTTTAAAACTGATTAAGCCTTTAAACAACGATAACAATGTTTTAAGCCTGCAATACACCAACGACGTTTCTAATGTTTTTAGTGAAATTAAGGTGCTTAGTCAGGATGGTAGCGGTCAGCACATTCTTTCAGAAACTACTGCAAAAACTCAATACAGCTTTAATCGCTTGAAAATCGTCACTTTGAGTGATGTTGAAACCCAAGCTGAAGCTGATGCGGCCCTTGAGAAAATTAAAAAAGACAATGATTTTGAAGCCAACACTTTAATTGCTGTTGTTCCAGACTGGCAGATCGATGGAAAGCTTTGGGCCACTGGCTGGTATGTAAACCTTGAAACCAATGTTTTGAGCCGCGCTACAGCAAAATGGGCTGTGGTGGGTTGTACTTTTAATTTATCGCGTCAAGAAGGCAAAACCACCAAGCTGTTGCTAAAGCGCCAAGGTGACTGGGCAAATCCTTTAATTTTAAAGGAGAAAAACAAATGATTCAGATGGTGCAACGCCAAATAAACAAGGCTTTAGGCCAAATCAGACAGTCATTTCAAGGCATTGTGGCGCGTGGTGGGTCAAAAGTACTTCAGTTGACAGGTTTAACTGAAGAAACCCTTCAAGAAATCGAACTATTTCAGCAAGTCGGTTTTAGCTCTTATATCCCTGAAGGCTCACGAGTTGTGGTGCTTCCTCTTCAGGGAAAAACTTCACGTTCAATTGTTATTGCAACTACAGGTGGCCCCGTTGTTATCAATGTTTCTGAAGGTGAAACCTGTATTTACGATCAGTTCGGCCATTCAATCTGGCTCAAAAAAGACGGCATCAAAATGAAAGGAAATGTCGATGTAGATGGCTATATCAAAGCCACACAAGACATTTCAGATAAAAAAGGATCAATGCAAGAAATGCGAGATGCCTATAACCCTCACACACATGGCAATAGCCCACCACCATCAGAACCTATGGAGTAGTTATGGGAACTATTAATTTAGAAACGAAAGATTATGTACTACTCAGCCTTGATCAGGCTTTTAAAGATGATGTGGTGCAGGCTGTATGTCAGCGTTTAAATATACATCGTCATAAGTACTGGAAGGATAAAAATATTGGAAGTCGTTCTTATACACTTCGTCGATCAAAGGATGTGCCACGTATTGTGCAATTAGAACAACAATATGCTGAAGAAGCTTTGGCTGACCTTGTGCCAGATCGTCTTGCTTCAGTTGTAGTAAGTGCAACTCAAACTGTGCAGAGTAAAGTTGATTTGCTTATTGAAGTAACCAAACTCACTGGTGAAAAGCAAACAATTCCATATTTTGTGGCTGTAGGTGGTTGATATGGCATTTTCAATAAAAAGTTTTACTCAGATTCGTCAGGATATTGTTCAGGAAATCAGAAATAAAACTGGTTTAACAATTAATGATGACTCAGATGCTGCAATTCGTGCCGATGGTACAGCTTCAGTAGTAGAAGGCTTATATCATCATCAAGTCTATATCCAGAAACAGCAGTTTGTTGCTACAGCAGATGAACCTTTCCTTTATTTACATGCTGTACGTTTGGAATGTCCACGCAACGGTGGCTCAAAAGCAACAGGACGTGTAAAAGCCATTTCAAATACTGCTGTAACTATCCCAGTTGGTACAAAACTTACAGATGGTAAAGGTCGCTATTGGCTCACCTTGTACAAAGAGCAGCTGAGTGTAAATAAAACTAGAGAAATTCAAATCATTGCTGAACAAGCTGGCGTGAGCTGGAATTTTGACGGTCAACAGTTGTTATGGGTTAGCCCTTTAGCTGGTGTTGCAGCTCAGGTCGATGTTATTGAAATGTCTGGTGGCGTGGACGTTGAAGAAGTAGAAGCTTGGCGTCAACGCATGCAAGCAAAGGAAGCGCTCGGTTTAATTCGTGATCGTGAAGCTGATCTAGAACGAATTGTAAAAGATGTATCAGGCGTTGCAGATGTTTTTATTTTTCCCAAACGTCGTGGCCTTGGTTCATTAGATGTCGCGGTTACAGCTGCTGGTAATCCGCCTAATTCACCAAGTACTGCTTTATTAGCCGCTGTTCAGGCAGCTTTAGAAGAATATTCAGGTTTCTGGGTAGATGTAAGAGCCTATGCACCAACCAAAGAATATATAAATATTACTGTTCTGGTGACAGGCTCTGTTGGGCTTGAAGTTGTGGAGCAAGTTGTACGTGAATATGTCGGGCAATTAAGGCCAGCTGAACCATTTGTAATAACAACTCTAATTAGCCGTATTAAAGAGTTAGTGGGCGTGACTGATGTACAAATCACGCCTAACACCAATCAAGCGCCAACAAGTACCAACCTTATTACTGGTTGGCTTCGTATTGGTAATTTGACGGTGGATTACACATGACATTTGATCAAACTGTTGAGCTATATGCTTCTGTACTTCGTCAATTATTACCTGTTGGTGGTTATGACACTTCACCAAATACAAATATTGCAGATGACATCTATGCACATGCAAAAGTACTTGCACAATCTGATATTGATGCAAAACGATTGCTTTCATTTATAGAAGGCATTCCAGTTGAGCTATTGGATGAATATGAGCAGTCATTGGGTTTACCACTCAAGTGCACAGTTAATGGCTCGAAAACCATTGAGGAACGATTACAGGTCATTCAATGGGTTCAGAAAACTAAAAACGTCCTTAATCGGACTTATCTAGCAGAACTTTTAGCGCTGTTTAGTGTGGAGTTGATTGATTTAGTGCGTTACACGCCAATGCAATGCACAGCATCATGTACGTCTCCAGTCAACACCGAGAATCTACGTTTTAAAGTCAAACTCATTTTAAAAGCACCTGTTAAAGCTGACATGGGCTGCATTATTGAAAACTATTTACCAGCTTATTTGCGGTATGACATCGAGGAAAAAGTATGAAACGAATTGATAGCGTAAACGCACGTACAGACGTAAATGGAGCTGGTAAAGCTGGCTTTCATGACAATTCAGATTTAAGTGGACAAGATGCAACTTATCTCACGCCAGATTTTCTCAATACCATACAAGAAGAACTCGCAAACCTACTTGAGCTTAGAGGTATTACTTTAAATCCAGAGAAACGTCGTCAACTATTTGATGCATTGGCTGGTAAAGATGATTTGGATGCTGCGATGGATATCGTTCAATCAATAATTGATAACGAACGTAATGCGCGTATTAAAGCAGATCAAGATCACTTAAATGCGTTAAATCCACATGCCCAATATGTAATGAGAAAGGATTTTAGACTGCTATATAAAACCTTGACACCTGAAACAACCGTAAACCCAAAGATTTATATAGATGATCCGCAAAACTGGCAGATTAAGCATACAGTCGAAAACATGAGTGCTCATATCATGCCAAATGGAGTTGTTAAACAAACTCTGAAGGTTAGAACGGTTTATGCAGACTATAATGCTCAAGTATATTTGCCGATAGGCATGTCTAATATTTTAACGGTTTCTGCTCAATATCAAGGACAAAAAGAAAATCCTAATAGCGAAGATGACACTACTATTCGCTTACTAGATATTTACAATGAAATTGTACCTCTAGCTGATGGTTTACAAGAATGTAAGACAGTCATTAACTTCCGATTCGACTACGTTAGTCCGAACACACCAGGCCAACGTGAACGTTTTGCTTATATAGAAGTTACTGGTTTTGGTGCTTCAAACACTGATCTTGAGAACTTAAACAACTATCCATATCCGTATTACAAGAATCAGAACGACTTGGATGGGCAAGTTGTTTATATCGATCAGAATCTTTCTGGCGTAAGCTTGCTTGAACTATTCATTCAGACTTACGGTGCGCCAACAGCTGCTACCCGTGCTATTTTTGTCGTTTCAGCAGGTGTTACTCTCGTAGCTGTGACTTCTGGTAATTGGTTAGCTGGGTCTAGTCGTCAAATCATTAACTATGGTCATATATATGGTACTGGTGGCTCTGGTGGTTACTATGATGCTAATACAGCTAAAGTTGGCGATGGTGGTACAGCAATTATTGCTCAGAATGAAAGTAGTTTTATTGATGTACGGAACTACGGAGTAATTGCAGGCGGTGGCGGTGGTGGCGCTGCTGGTAAATCTGAATATACTGTCGGTGCTCAGCAGTATTATGCTGTCGGTGCAGGCGGTGGCGGTGTTCCTCAAGGCTCTGGTGGCAGCAATATCAATCAAACAGCACCTGAAGGTAAAACCTTGGTTAACCTAGTAGGCACAGCAGCTACATTGTCTGTGGTCGGTAATGGAGCACATGGAACAGGTTTAGCCGCTGGCGATGGTGGAAATGTCGGTGAAGATGGGAAGGTTAGCGATTCAACACTTCAAAATGGTGTTGTTGGTTTAGCTGGATATATTTACCAAGGCAGTGTCACAATCACCAATATTGGTGGTGGACAAGTTAAAGGTAGAACACCTTCTAATTGAAATAGTTTTGCATAATGTGCAACGAGATGATCAGGCAATTATCTCAAAAAAAAGCCGAAATTATCTCGTCGCGCATCAAGAAGGCTAACTTTCAATTAAATACCTATACTATTCTTTGCCTGAGGTACTTAGCACCCGCTATTCCGTTAGAGCTAGTAGCTCAAGATTATTTTACTCATTTAGATATTAAGACAATAAAAAGAAGAGCTAACTTGCAAGATTTACCTTTCCCAGTATTCAAATTGGAAGAAACCAAAAAATCTCCTTGGATGGTGAGATTAGAAGACTTTGCAATTTTTCTAGACAAACAATACATACTTCATAAACACGATTATGATGCTATGCGTTCATTGTAATGATCATGTTTTCATTAACAATCATTAATAAAAGCAATCTAGTACCTATTTTTTTAAGAAAGGTTTTATAGCTTTATTGGCATCAGCAAATACTTTCGTTAAAGATGAGGATGACATTCCTGCCTCAGTATTTTTAGTCATCTCTTCGATCTGCGCAGCTATAAAGGACTGATTAATTTTTCTTGAAGGGTTTTGATCAAGAACATTTAGAATAGCGCCAATGATACGTAAATTTTTTTCATCAGCATGTGAGTAGGTATTTTTTTCTGTTCGTTTTAAAAACAATTCTAATTCTTTTTTTTCTACTTTCAACATAGACCTTTCCAAAGAAAAAACATATGGTGGATGGCTATGTAAAAAGAAATCTAAATCGGTTGGTAAGGACATTGGGGAGTCTTCTACATTGTAATTGTATAAGAGAAATCCTGTTTCAGTACAACCAAGTATTTCTAAAAGTCGATTATCAAAATTTCCATCCACTGTATATGGACAACTCTCCAACCAAGAAATAGTAATTTTTTCTTTTCTACCATCAAGTAAGTTAATTAAATCATTGGATATCTTTGGTTTTAAATAACACGTACTGTTCTCAAAATTAATAACTTTATTTTGACTAACAACAGCAATATAACCTTTATAAAGAAATACTGGATTCAGTACCTTCTGTGCTACTAAATCTGATAAGTTCATAAAGGTGAAAGTCTTGTCTAGATGAGAACGTATAGTTTCTATGACTTGATCAATCGTTAAATAACTTTGAACCGTACCGGGTTTGTCGGAGAGTCAATATTCTGAGAGACTATCC